ATAAAAACTGCTGTGTCTCAGAGTCGGCATAAGCCATTACCGCATTCTTAGCTTGTGAGAGCTTAGTGTCGTAGGCATGGCCCCACTCTTTCTTGAGTAAGTCGTTAGCCGCTTGCATGTCTGCGTCACTATCTGCGTCAGCTTGGGTTGATTGGCTCTGTGTGCTTTCCTGCCAAGACTTCACTTGAGCAGTGGATAGGCCATTGTCGTGCGCCCATTGCAAGAACTCAGGATCAGCACCTTCAACCTTGTAGCCATCTGTCGTGTCAGGACGACCAAGACGGGCATACATTGCATTACGAGCCTCTACTTCATCGCTGGGTAGGTTTAGTAATGTAGGCACTTTATCGGTTAGCTTAGAGTTAAACGCCGTCCAATCGTCTGTTGATGCGTCCTCACCTGGTATACGGATTGAACCGCCAGCGTATTGCTGGGCATCAAGGTAAGATTTAGCCAGGGTGTTTAGATCTGGGATCTGGCTCAGTGATTCATTGCCTCGGTATTCATCTGATAAACCCGAATGCCATGACTCTGTTATTACTTCTGCTTCTTCACTCATTTTCTTTCTCCACTATGCTCGCAATTTCTAGGTAAATGCTACGCTGACCCTCACGAAAAGCCGTTTCACATGGGTCTTTGGCAAACGAAACTCGATCACCATAGGCCACTTTCATATTGGCCAACATTCGCTGGCCGGTTTTACTGTTGAATAATTCTTTAACGTCTTTACTGAACTGGTCCATTAACTGTCTGCTCCAAATCCGCTACTTGCTGTGCGCCTGCCACTTGCTGCTGGCCCTGCTCCATCTCAGCCTGTTGCTGCTGTTGTGCCTGTCGTGATTGACGCATCTCAGCCACTTGCTCATCACCTCGTAGAATGTCAGCAGGCGCACCCAATCGGTCTGATATTGTGCGGCCTGCCTTATCCACATCAACAATGTCTAATACGTCAGGGTTAACTTGGGCTAGCTGCATGATCCCGTCTATTGCGCGTTGGATGCTTGTCACTTCATCCATTTTCTGAGATCGAGCTAATGGCCCAACGTATTCAATATCGAGATCACCTCCAGCTTGTTGTAATACTTCGGGCATTGGTGGCAGCGCTTGGCCACGCAACATGGAATAAAAAGCTCGCTCAACAATTGGGTTAAGAAACTCTGACTGTAAGCGTCCCAAGGTAGGGCCAAGTAAGCGTTGCATCAGCTCATAACGCACCTGAACCTCAGTGGCGGTCATCTGCGGCCCTTCATTCAACTCCAGTTGGTCAGAGAAGAAGATACGGCGTACTGAGGCGCGTACATCACCCAGCATTAGCTGGTCAGCATTCCAGTTTGTGGCGTTAGTGATTGGCTCAAGGCTATTCATGTCACGCACATAGGTAACAGTGGATGGGCGCATGTCGATCTTGCCAAGGATGCCGTTTTGGAGTGCTTTCAATGGAGGGTCAATTGACTTCTCCCAGGCTTTCATTGCTAGCTTGCGTGACTCGTTCAGTGTCTTAATGTCTGGTCGAGCAACACACCCTGGGCCAAAGCCATAAATATCACCTGTCGTCTTGCCCCAGCGTGGAACCATGTATGGTAATTCGTAATAGCCTGACTCTTTGCATATCTTTTTATCGATAACACTAATGTAATAGCAGGCCCAAGGACGCATGTGAGGGGGTGCAACCATCGCAACCTCACCTTGAATCTCGCGTGGGAACACGGCTTGGATGTATTCAAATTCTTTGTCTGGGTCTTTCTCTAATGCCTTGATTGCCTTGTCGCCAGCATCATCACCGAACTTCTGCTTTGCTTGACGCGCAGTGAGTTTGATTTTACGGAACACGGTATCAATGCGGCCCTCTTCACTCTCAGAGATAACCACTTCTGCTAGGTGACAGGCTCTAAAGTTAAAGCCGTCAAACTGGGCATCTTTAGTCTTAACATCAAACTGTAAACACGCTGTGCCAAACCCCACCATGTCTTGATATGACTCAGCGACTTCTGTTGAAAAGTTACTCTTGCCAAACTCTTGAAACATCGATTTACTGCACTGCTCTAGCCAGTCTTTAGCGTCTTTGTCTTCATTTAACTCGTCTTGACGGAAGCGTAGGCCGAACCACTTCGTTGAGGGGCTTGTAAGCGACCCGTGAAGCGATGCCGATAGAATCTGTAATGCGTGTATACCTGTGGAGTCATACACCTCAGCGGCGCGTTTAGTGCCTTTAGTGGTGGTTGATATAAAGTCCACTTTGCCAGGCATTAGGTAGGTCGCTAACTCTTCCCACATTTGATCCCAGTTAACACGGTCGGATTTGAGCCGATCATAACGTTTGATTAATGATTCTGGTGATACGTTAAATTCTTTCATTTACATAATACTCGTTAGAATAGACTTCTTAGTGTCAGCCTCACCTAATAGCCCAGCAAACTTGGTGTTTGTTCTGCTCATGCGAATCAATCTAAGCCTGCGCTGGTAGAGTGCTTTTAATTTAACGGGGTCAGTTTCAGCTTTGATCTGGTTATCAATGTCGGTAACTTGCTGTTCGCTGCTTTGCTCAACAGGTAATTTCGCGTTAACTTTTTGTGAGGGGTGATCTAGTGGCTCAAAGTATCCTGGCACTTTTTCTTGGCTGTACGACTTACTAGAGCCACCTAGCTTTGATTGCTCTGCCTTTAGCTCGGCCTGAATGTTTGTATTTCCAGCCGCCTTTCCTGCCGCTAATCGCTCGGCCCAATACTTTTGATTATATCGGCCACTTTCTTCGGTGCGAGGGTCGTTAAACAATAAGCCAACCGCATTCTTTAACCCTTCATAGAACCCAACATTCTCTTTAGGATCTTGTGAGGTTTTAGAGGCACTCGGACCTTGAGTCGTTGGTGAGTTTTCGCCCTTGTAGGCAGACCCAGCAGTAACTGCCGCATTAACGCCATAACCGTCAGTCACTTTGCCCATCGTAGTTTTGATCTTGGGAGCATCCTCAGTTGGATTGATCGATAACAGTGAGGACTTAGAGCCTTTCTTTGCTACGCCCATTTCTCTGAGTAGCTTAGGATCTTGTGAGGTTTTAGATTGGGCAATTGGCTTGATAACATCAGCCACTTGAGGGGTTAAGCCGCTCTTTAGCGTCCCACTAGGTCGAGCTTCATTCTGTTGAATATTATTTGAAGCCAATGGCGTGGTCTTAACTACAGGTGTGACTGGCCTGGCTACCTCACTAGGCAAGTTGGCTCGTTGGTTGTTATTTTGATTAGGCTTCTTTGCCTTTGGGGTGGGTTTAGGCTTTGCTTTCTTGGGCATAGGTGCGCTATAGGTGCGATACCTACCCCTGTCATTGCTAGTGCTAGTGCTTTTGCTTTTGCTGTTTTTTGGTGATGCCCAGCTTGAATTGCCCATGACAAATCCTTAATTTTGAAACTATATTGATAAGCTTGGCTTATATGTACACGGTTATTAGAATGAGCCGATCACTTGAGACTGTGCTGGGCTGCCCCTCTCACCCCACGGGATTGAATAACGCCTCATCATGTAGGCATAGCGGATGGCATCAAGCAGATCGTCCATTGTTTTACTGATCTTGCCCTTGTCATTACGATGGTATTGATTGAACTCATTAAAGAAGTCTCTGAGATTGCGGTCAGCTTTAAAGCGGCCTTTGATCATCAAGTCACGGATCTCATACAAGCCAGCCTCAACGCCATTAGAGCCATCAGGCCATGAAGCGTGTTTATGCAACATATCGAACCCAGCATCGATGTAATAATCCTTTTGCTGGTTAGCTGTGCCGTTCTTCTCGGTCTGTAACCCATCCAAAGGCCATGACGTTGGAACACCTAGCGACCAAGGCTTAATAGTCGCCCAAGCTACCTCTGGTGCAACATGACTCGCTTTCCATGCCTGTGTAACGTAGAACGTGCCACTCTCTCGGTCTTCAACAAGCTGAACGTGTGCTTGAGGATGCTCCCAACCAAAGTCCATCGCGTTAATAACGAACCAATGATCCGGTATCTTGAATGGGTCGCACTTGATTGAGTCTTCATCGAGGTCATAGATGCGGCCGTGTCCTAGCATTGGTATCCCCTTGCTTCGCATGTCTCGCTGGTAGGCTGGGTATTGATCTAGCATTAACCGTTTAGCGTCTTCTGAGAGGTGTGGTGCGTCATCCCATCCAGCTTGAACGAATGCCTGACCTTCGCCTGGGTTATCCATAAAGCTAATTACGGTCTCAGTGCGTCCATTCTCCGGCGTAAAGGTTAGGATGCCCCTACCGCCTTTGCCCTGGTCGCCTGTGAGTGTTCTTGTCACCACCTGTGGATAGATGGCCTGGTCCTTTGGCTCTTCGTCAATGTGATACCAATCCACCGAGTCGCCCATCAGTGCGTGTTGGCCCTGTGTGTAGCTCCAGAATTGGCAGACTGATACGCCACCCGATGTGTGCTTTACTCTGACCTCTCGCATAGCACCGCTTGTACCTGTCATAGAAACGTAATCAACAATCAGGTCAGCAGGGATTAATCCACCTAAGAACTTTCGATCTTCTAGTCTGCCAAACAATGCGGTTTGTAATAGGTCTCGAGTCTTCTCCCCTGAGTAACCAAGCAGCCAGCACGTTGGCGCGTGTTCAAATTCATGGCCATCCCAATCGGCAGGGTAGTCACCCATAAGGTGAATAGAGTCAATGTAAGTGCCCAAGTAAGTCTTGCCAATTCGGTTAGCAGCACACAGTAATACCGCAGTCTTAGTCTTAGTATGGCGCACAGTGTCAGCCTGGAACTTGTAAAGGTCAGGGAATATTTCTCGATAGCGATAAATTTGTTTCCTTCTAATGCGCTCTCTGGCTAATAGGATATAGTCTTGCTTACTGTAGGTTAGCTGGGTCAATCTCCATCCCTCTCAACTCTTCATTAAGCTCATCTTCTGACATACTGCGAACTCGGTCTTCATAGGTCACATGAGTCGTCATTTCAATCGACTTACGTTTAGGCGCTACATACTGGCCCAACTCTTTGTAAGCATTTAGAGCAATAAGGTACTCTCCAGCAGCCATAGCTTTCCTAGCAATGATCGCCATCCCTTCTAACGGGTCACACTCAAGCTCTGCTAATTTATCCATAATGCTTTGGTTGTTTTTGTTAGGTGTCCCAGCTACCCTGCCGCCTGTCTTCTTACCTTTAGCCACGATCTACTCCTACTACTTTAGATTGTTCTAAACAACTATCTTGCCATCCGCATTTACTTCACCGAATTGCTCTCCCCACTCCATCGCTCATCATTAGGCCCGTCAATAACATTAAACATAGATTCACGGTCAATAATTACAGTGTCAGACCTATCCTCTGCTACTCCTGCCATGCAAACAAAGTAAGCACTCTCTCCCTCTATCGGCAATGCGGAGATAATATGATCTCTGTTTAGAAACATAGCCCCTCCCTTCCTGTAAAACTCACGGTTGTTCTGACTATTCCTATGCCTTACAAGTAAATTAACCTCTACAAACTGACTCATAATTTCCACGCCTTTCTTAACCATATTGATGTTACGTCTGTACCCGTGGGCTCTCTGTCAGTCCCTTCACGGTGCGTCCAGTTGCCCATCCGTATTGGTGTGGTCACAGCCTCTTCTGCGGTCCAGCCGTAGCGTAGTCGGTCTGATAGGGTTTGCCAGTTCATGTTGTGTTCATCTGCTAATTCTTTAATGCCCATCTCCCGTCCTTGGTATGTGACTTTGTGCTTCCGGTCTATTGCTGAACGTCCAGAGGTGAATTTAATATCCAACTCCCACGCTTGAGTCTTTAACGTTGAGTAATTGATTTCTAAACGCTCTGCTGTTTCACGCAGGGTGTAACCCCTTAATGCAAACAGCCCTAAGATTTCAGTCATCTCGCAGTTGTATCGCTCATTTAATAGCTTACGAGGCCGCCTTTTGGTCTGTTGATCCAAATCCACCGATCCCCCGATCTGTTTCTTCAAGCTCATCCACTAACTCCCAATCAAACGGTATAACTTTCTCAATCACTAGCTGGGCAATACGCTCACCAGGCTCAATGTACTGAGTTACTTCTGAACTATTGCAAAGCGACACAAACACCTGACCTCGGTAATCAGAGTCAATGATGCCCACCCCGTTACTCGGTGCTAGACCACGCTTATCAGCTATACCCGACCTTGCGTAGATCTTGGCGCAGTAGCCAACGGGAACCTGTACATAAATACCCGTTGGAATAAGTTGATTACTGCCTTGGATAATGTGTTGTGACCGCCCTATCTCAGCCACCAAGTCCATTGCCGCCGCCCCACTGGAGGCGTAAGCAGGCAGCGGTGACTTGCCCGTGTGTTTAACTTTGATCTTGACTGCTGTATTTTTCACTGCCTT